CAGGCGCAGGCGCAGCAACAGGCTTGGCGACCTTGCCCTTCCCCTTAGGGGCGGGCTTGGCGACGGGCTCTGGCGCCTGCTGCGCAAGAGGCTCAGGCGCAGCAACAGGCTTGGCGACCTTGCCCTTCCCCTTAGGGGCGGGCTTGGCGACGGGCTCTGGCGCAGCAAGAGGCTCAGGCGCAGCAACAGGCTTGGCGACCTTGCCCTTCCCCTTAGGGGCGGGCTCGACGACGGGCATCTCGACTGGCTTCGCGTTCTTGGCGCGGGGCTTGTTGATGTTGACCTGGTTGGCGGGCATTTTAGCTTTGATTGCTGGGTGACTTACTTTCTTTGAGCAAGTCTCTTAACTTTTTAACTGGGACTTAATCTGAGTTCAATTTTTTGTGAATTCTGATTGTTTTGACCAAAATAAAGAAAAATTGATGTCACAGCTCCTATTTATTTCAGTGTTAAGCCGTCTTACTCAAAGAAAGTAAGTCACCAAAGCTAAAATGCCTGTCTGCACTCGCTCCGCCGCCGCCCGCGCTCTTACCAAGTCCGCATCCGTGCCGCAGCGCCAAAGCATGCGCATCGCCCGCGCCGACTGGCTCAAGCGCCTGCGCCCGCGCGCCGCTGCACCGGTCAAGCAGGTCGCCAAGCGTCGTCGCGCCGCTACGCCAGTCAAGCGGCGCCGCGCTCGTCTCTTCGCCGAGCCTGGCGTGGAGCTGCGGCGCAGCGCGCGTCTCTTGCAGCAGCAGCAGTATCGGCGCGAGCAGCTCGTCCTCCTCGAACTCGTCGCCAACTTCAAGGAGGACTGGGTGATGACGGTGAATCCGATGTTCATCGCCCCTGCTGCCCCGCGCGCCTGCACCGGCTGGTCGTGCTGCTGTGCTTCTCCCCACGGTTTTGGGCAGGGGCGCACGAACTACTGCCGCTTCTACAGCATCGGACCTTCTCCTGTAGAAGAGGCGGACCCATTCGTCTTTCCCGCCGAGCAGCTGCAGCCTCAGACGCCCCAGCCTCAGACGCAGCAGTCGCACACGCCCGCGCAGTCGCCCAAGTCGCCGCGGCTGCCGCGCACGCCCGTCAAGTCGCAGCAGCGGTCGCTCGACAAGCCGCGCACCCCGCTCACGGGCTCAGACCTCACAATCGCCCTCGGAGTCCTGGGCTTCCCGCCGCTTCCCAAGTCACCCGCAGCCGCACCAGCGACAACAGCGACAGCGCCAGCGGCAACAGCGCCAGCGGCAACAGCGCCAGCGAACGAGTGTTGTGTCCACTAGACCCGAACAAAACAAAACAAAAAACAACAAAAACAAAAACCCACAAATTTTTCAGCGGTATAAAGCCGTATACTATATCTATAGCAGGGTAATGCGATATTTTTTAGGTCCACTAAGCAAAAATATAGTGGATGCTGTTATAGATTATTCAAACACCTCAACACGTGAATTTGTATTCATTCCGAGCAGACGCCAGATTGATTATAACGGTGGATATGTTCATAATTGGACAACGGCTGAATTCGCCAGGTATGTCCGAGAACGATCCGCAATCAAAATTGAGCGCGACCACGGCGGACCCGAACAGGGACTTGAACCAGACGACGGATTAGAATCTCTGCGCGAAGATGCCACGCACTTAGATATTATACATATCGACCCATGGAAAGCCTACCCCGAATACAAAGACGGTCTTCAATGGACGATACAAATGATAAATATGTGTGATAAAATCAAGTCCAATCTGCTCTACGAAATTGGAACAGAGGAGAGCATTCGCCCCTTTACAGTAGACAATTTAGACCAATTTGTCACCGATTTATATAAAGCCCTGCCACCGCAACTGTTCCAAAAAATCCGTTATTTAGTGATTCAATGTGGCACAGCCCTACTAGAAAAGCACAACGTCGGTACATACGACTCAGATAGGCTAAGCAAAATGTTAGACATCTGTTTAAAACACAACTTAATAGCGAAGGAGCACAACGGAGACTGGGTTAGCGCCGATTTAGTCAGGAAAAAGGAGCGCCAGGGATTGGACTGCATAAATATCGCACCTGAGCTCGGCACATTAGAGACACAAATAGTTCTGAACCACGTAAAACAGAACGCCGACCATTTCAACGCCCTCTACAAACTCTGTCTGGATTCCAAAAAGTGGGTCAAGTGGGTATCACCCGATTTCAAACCAGACGAAAACAAAGAGGACCTTATCCTGATATGCGGTCACTATCTTTTTTCATGTCCGCAGTTTCAGCAAATAAAATCACACTACAAGACTGTTGATGCCGATATACGCGCAGCGTTAGCCACTCGTCTTGAAAATCTTATCTAAAGCACCACTCATTTCTAGATATAATGTCAAAAACAATCTTTTGCGACATCGATGGAACGCTGCTGCCGCACACGGGTGACATTGTTAACAATCTCTTAAGCACTAGCGCGCTCAACGCCGTCCGTGAAACCCTAGCGCAGTGGGACCGCGCAAATCACAAGATAATTCTCACAACGGGTCGGCGCGAATCGACACGCTGTGCAACGGAGCAGCAACTTGCTGCCGCCGGTATCGTCTACGACCAGCTCATTATGGGGCTACCGAACGGCGACCGCATTGTAATCAACGATCGCAAGACCAGAGGTGTGCGAAATACCGCCTACGCCATCAACCTGGTCCGCAACCAGGGCTTCGAACATGTCGATATCGCGTCTAAACACGTGACTGTCCCAGACTCTTGTCTATTTGTTAAAACCGAGAAGCCGTGGGGCTACGAAGAGCTCATAGAATGTAACGACAAATACGTGGTCAAGAAGTTATTCATGAAGGAGGGCTGCTCTTGTAGCATCCAGTACCATGAATTGAAGCGCGAAACAATTGTGGTGCTATCAGGTTCGCTGAACATCTCGATTGGACCGACTCTAGAGACTTTGGAAACCAAACTCTATACAGCGGGTGATACCGTTACGATTGAACCGTATACGGTTCACCGCATGTCCGCACAACAAGACTGCCTTTACATGGAGACCTCCACCAACGAACTATGGGATGTGGTTCGCCTCAAGGATGACTATGGGAGAGTGCCAACTTAATGTTGTAGAGTCCAAAATAAAACAGAAAGCTGCGCAGAGTTCCCTCATAGAGGGGCGCCATGTTTAGCCAAATAAGCGCACACAGTACTTTGATTTTCCCCGCATCATACTCGTTCTCCAGAATAAACCTATCAAAATCTTCAAGCTGCTGCATCAAAAAGTAGTTGCATTTTAGGTCCAGCGTAATATGTCCAGCTGTAGCCACACAAGAAAACAGCCCCGCCTTAATATTTTTATGGTTAAAGATTATATTATGTCTCAGCTTTGCCAAGTCGTAATACATATCTCCAAACGGCGTAGACGCGTCAAATTCATGGCGCCAATCAAGCAGAACAAAGTCGCCGTTCTCCTTACGGATTATATTGTCTAAAATAAAATCTCCGTGGAATCGGCACAGCCACTTGGTGTAAAGACTCTCAAAATCTACAGACTGCATAACTTGCGTCAGCGTACCAACTGCCAGTCCGTTAATTGTATAGGCAGAGCCACTATCATGTAGCATAGCAAGCCGCTCCATTGTCTTTGTCTTATAGAATCGCTCACATGCCTCCTCATGACGCCCATCCTCATCCCACTCTGTCCAGAGCCGCTCAGAAGCCCAAGTCAAAAGTCGATAAATTTCCCCGTGTATATACACTTCAGATAAGATCTTTCCTGGTACAAATTCCATACAGATAAAATTCGGACGTACAGATAACATCTTCGGTGCAAGTCTACCGAAAAGCAACCCTCTCTGATACCGATTCGAATTAATATGCCTGCTGCTTGTGAATTTAATAACGCGGTCTGGAAAAAAGCAGAGCGATTCATTGGTCTTCTCCAACACGTCAAAGTTGCTGGCATATGCAGCACAGACCAAACCATAACTTTTCAGATTACCGGTATCGTAAAAGTTGTCCACACAAAAGGCATCAAATTTAAGACCCGCCTCAATCATCGCACTATAACCATGTATATCACTGAGACCGCTATTTAGTGGGTCGCTCGTATAGACAGCGTCAAGCGCCGACCAGAACGCCTCATAGTCTTGAATAAACGCGAGCCCGATATAGATAAAATCATAGCCACTGTATCCTTTTGGATGAATCTTTACAACCGAGTCGTCGAACACGTTCACCGAAGAATAGGATACCGAATCGCCGCCGTAATCAACAAATAGCGTATTTCTCGTAGGAATGACCATAGTTTGTACAATCGTATCGCAGCAGTGAAACATAAATGGCTTCTTCAAATGATGCCGCGCCGCAAGCATTGAATAGACTAGGCTGGAACCAGGTCCTTCGTATTTGTCGATCCAGACAAACAAAAATACAAGTTGCGGGTACGCCATTTCTAGGAAATCCTTCACCAAATTCCCGTTTGAACCCAACGTAATAACAAACGTACTGTCGGCAGGATACAATTCAATAATACGACATATCGCATATTTATCACCTACGGGTAGAAGAGACTTGTTTGTATGCTCTGTATAGGAACCAAGACGACTCCCTGTCCCGCTTGTTGTAATAAGAACAGTCGTCATAAAAGACACACTAGGAGCCCTTTTAAATAACTAAAAAATTGACCACAGTTTTTTCGCTTCAAGTTAAAGCAACAAAATAACAAGATGTCGCATCTATTCTTTGATGATAACGGCAACGTGTTGAAGCGGTGCTACCGCTGCGAAAATAAGTTTAGGACATCGGAAAATAGTAGCCTGTGCCGCCGCTGTGAGCGGCGCGCCGAGTACGAGCCGTGGTCGTGTGGTCACTGTCATGAGTCCTATGGTCCAGACACGGACTGGTGCCCTTGTGACAAGAGGGAGGACGACCCCTGGCAACTCGTAACGCCTCCCTACAATACCAGTCTGACGTTCAACCACCCCTTCGCCTTCCTGGACTTTCTGCGTTTTGCCGCCAACCACAACAAGCAGTCGCCGTTTGATGTAGGGACCGTATCGCAGGAAATCTATGATATGGTTATGTCCCATCCTGATATGCAGTACAAGACCAGAAGGACCAAGGAGCTCGAGCGCCGCATGCGGCGCCTTATGAATGCGTCCCGATAAACTTATATACACTAAATAGGATGTTTTCAGGTCTCTTTAAAACAAACCATTTTTTGAAACGCTTCCCTGAAGAGAAGAGGCTATGGAATCTGGCTCAGAAGCGCGCCAAAGGATTTTTAAAGTTTACATCAAAACACGCAAATAATGTATCAAGCGTCAGTCTAAAATCAGCTCAGGTCATAGCAAAGTTAAACGAGTTAGGCTTTATCACGGTCGATTCACAGGAGGGCAATATGGAAGAGAAAGAGAACCCTAAAAAAATGTACGGCAATGATATCGGAAAGCCTATATCAAATGAGGCGGGAAGCCCTGCCACTATGTTAGTTACAGCAGAACGCGCCTACTGTGACGGTTTTATACGAAGTGAATTTGTCTACAGATTAGAGAAACTCTTACAAGAGTGTAATCCCGATATTAAAGTAGTTGTAGCGCCGTTCCGCGGAGAACGAATTAATTTGACTAAACAATATATTGAGTACGAAGATGGTACCAGTATGACTGATAATTTTACGAATGTACCTGACTACACCAGAGACGATTTACAAAATTACGTGATTGATGTAGTGTTAACCGATACGGGCTACTATGAAGGTCCACCACTAGAGCCGTTTCCACTTGACCTCCGCAATTGGTCGTACGTCAGCATAATTGACATGAAGTATGGGCGGTCTGCCCTAGGACCAGGCGGGCTCTTTTTATGTATCAAAAATCTGCTCAAAGATTTGCTAAAATCGGAGGGCGGAACAAGACGCCGCAGCACACGGCAGCGTATTACAAGAAAGAACAGGTCTAAAGACAAAACCCCAGCTATTCTATAAATGTCGGTCGTACACAACCTTTTTACCGCGGCACAGTCCAACGATCTAGACCTGATGCGCGAAGCCCTCCTGACCGCCGATGTCAACATGCGCAGTGAAAGTGAAAATTTCACGCCGCTTATGATTGCGGCGAACTACGGCTTCTACGACATGGTTGATATGCTACTGACTGCCGGTGCCAACGTAAACGCGCAATCGGAAGGTGGCTCCACTGCTTTGTCTCTCGCCATAAGTCCCAAGTATGAAGAGTCGGCTAAAATAGTTAAACGGCTGCTCGACGCTGGTGCCGATGTCAATCTTGTCTCTGGCGTAGGAAACACTCCTCTTATGGAGGCGGTCTATCAGGGCAGTATGCCTGTTGTCGACCTCTTATTAAAAGCCGGAGCAAATGTCAACATCGTAAACAACCACGGCGAAACCGCCCTTATGACCGTTCTTATCGGCGGAGATGAGCCAGAGATTATTACACGTCTTCTTGACAGCGGCGCCGATAAGGAGTCGTTGTCAACAGCAGGAGAGCAGGCTGCCGATATCGCTCACCGCTTGGGGCGTATACAGTCGTTCCGCGTCCTCTGCTCCTAAAAAGTTTTAAATATACATATGTTGTTTTACAAAAAGACAACATATGCATAAAAAGCAAAACGATCACTTTGGTACAATCTTGCACCGCGTCTCAAGTTGCGCCTGCTGCGTCATTGAGCCGAGCCCAGTGCTGCGGGCTTTTAGCGTGTACTTGGCGATTTTCTTGCTAACCTTGTCCACCTCAGCACCAATCTTTTCGGCACGCTTTCGCGCCTCCCGCAAATTCCGCTCCTCCAGTTTTCGCGCCGATTTGTATGTAGTCGCAACGCGCTTTTCGCAGGCTTTGATATCCCTTGCCTTACCAATAAACTGCTTCTTACAATCAGCCATCTTGGCTATTTCAGCAGGCTCTATCAGGTCTATCTGGTGCTCGAGATACGGTATGGTCTCATCACGTAGCAGCCGCTGCTCCTCCAGCAAATCGGCAGCCTCCTTGCGCAGCTCCAAGGCGCCGCTACCGTCACCTTCGCTTACGGAATCAATGGTGGAAATCGGTACAACTACTTCAGCAAAAATGGGTTGCGCGAACTGCGAAGGGTCTGCCTCTCTGTTCAGATAGCTTATCTGTCCAGCAATATCGTCCATATAGGTCTTGAGACCTGTAGTTGTAAATCCGCCATCAGCCCCCATATATTTTTCAATAAACTCGGGCAATTCAGTTGGTAGAGCCCGCGACTTCTCTCTGCACAGATTCAGAAGCGACATAAGCTCCATCGGTGACTCGTTATAGGGCGTCGCCGTCATCAAGAGGACGCGCGCCGAGTCCTTGCCGCTTACCGCATACGAATTCTGAAGCGCCGCCATGAACGCAGGCACATCGGGCTTCTCAGCGCCCTTAAAATCGGACGAATATAACTTGTGCGCTTCGTCTATTATGATTAGCGTCTTTCGTAGCGGGTCCTTCTTTCCATTACGCGCAACCAGCTGCTTGAACACAGGATTCTTGCCCTGTACAATATTGCTGAACTGGCGATACGAAACAGGCGGAATCCACTGTTGATACAGCGACCGTTGACGCGCCTCAATATCTTGCGGCTCTAATTCGCCACGACGAACCTCCTCCGCGATAGTCGCGTGACAAACCTGGTCAAAGATATTTTTCCAAATGTCAGCCTTCAACGTGTGCCGTGTAACCCACATAATTGTAAATCCCGCCGGCTCAAATTGTCTTGATGCGAGAGCAATTGCCGTACAGGTCTTGCCTGTGCCGACGCTGTGCCAGAGTAACATACCCTTGATTGGCGAGTCTACCGTAAAATACGTGCTGATGAAATCCTGGGTTGGTGTATAGTTAACGAGTTTGAGGGATGGATACTTCTTTTTCGGATCTAACGGTCGTTTGATTTGCTCTTTTTCCTTCTTTTGTGTAGCAGCGCGCGGCTGCGCCTTCTGTTTCTTTACAGGGACAGGTTTTTTCTGTGTATTTGCACGCCCCTTCTTTACAGCAGCCTTCTTTTTCGTAGCAGCCCGCGGCTGCGCCTTCTTTTTCGTATTGCGCTGCTTCTTTGCTTTAGCGGCAGCAAGAGCAGCAGCTTGAGCCCTCGTGACAACTGCGCCGCCGCCCTGAGGACCACACTTATTGACAGTCTCCTGCTTGCCCCACGACATTTTCTTGAATTTTGCCAAAACGAAACGCCGCAATTCAAACCAGGTTGTCGGCACCTTTTTGAAAAAGATTGGTCCCTCTGAAGCAGCCGGTGGGCTTATCACAACCGTGCTGACCTCACTCACCACCGTGGGAACTATCGTTTCTGGGTGTAGCCGCGACGCCTGAAAAGGCACAATTGTACCGGCGCATCCAGCCACGCGGCGCGGCGCGCAAGGATCATCCTCAATCACCAGATGTTCAGCATTCTCGAGCGCCAGACGTTTCTCATCCTCAAGTGCATACTGTGTGGCGTTCGATAGAAGGTTCGCGCGCGTCTCAGCCCTTGTCATAGGCGTTCTAACGACACTTGTCACGACCTCCGTCTTTTTTCCGATGCGCAACTTCGGCAGCAAACCAGATTTATGTATCTCCTCTGTGAGCGGCTGGTCAACCGCAGCCAGAATACTGACATCCTGGATTGCCTTGGATATCTGATGTAGCCGCGAATCAAGCCCCTTAAGTTGTAGCGCGATTTCAAACAGCGTATTCGCCTTGTAAATAGGTACCAGAGCTTCGGGAATTGACTGACTATACTTGAAAACGTGCAGCGGCCAGCCCTGGTTCGGAATAAACTCGAGCCCCTTTTGCCCACACAAACGTGTCGCCCGCCCGAGCGCCTGTGTCAGATCTGCCGCGGTCATGAGAGGCTCAAAAAGATGCACATATCGTACATCAAACAAGTCAATGCCCTCTTTGAACCCGCTGTCCAACACAATAAACCGGCAGCGCTCGCCATAGATATTATCAGGGCGCGCGTTATACACATCCAGTATCTCCTTCTTTAACTTGTGTTTGAATGGGCTATCCCAGAGAGCCGTCGATGAAAGCACGGCAAAATTCTTACCGTCACTTTTCGGAACATCTACGACAATGCGGCTCTTCTCATGCCGTATGATAGGCTTGAAACCGCGCGCAATCATGCCCGCCGATATAATCTTCGCGCCATAGCCCAAGAATTTGATATCGCTGAAAATGAAATGTTTGTAGGTCTTTCCCGTAAGTGTTTGGTCGTTAGCGTCGAGCGCCTCAATATTTTGTAACATTGCCTCCAGCTTCGGGCTCGCAATTGGAATCAACTTGTCGGTCTCAGTAACGCTAAAGCGGCTCTTATCGAAGCGATTTGTTGGCGCAATTTTGCTCCAATTACTTACCTGACGCACGCATTCAAGCTGCCTGTTATTAGGTTTATATGCGGGTTCTGTATTCTCGGGAGCATTGTCCCGAGTCCCGCTCCGCCGTTTAACCTTTTCAAGAACACGCTGAATACTGCTCCGTTCAGCCGTGTCTGAATTTACAGGCACTGTTTCCGCTTTTGCTTCTGTCTTCCGCTTCTCTGATGCAGCCTTCGGCTTCTCTGATGCAGCCTTCGGCTTATCTGATGCAGCCTTCGGTTTAGCTGAGGCAGCCTTCGGCTCCTCGCCAACAGGTGACACGTACAGTGAAGGCTCAGGACAAAATTCTTTCTTACCCATACACTGTGCGACGGCACCAACATCAATACCAGTGGGTTCAGCACCACGATCGGGATGGTGTTTTAAGAGCCATTTGCTAGCATTCTTTTTGCTAGCCAGCTCAGCTTCACACATAATTGTTTTACAGTCGGCGTTAGCCATCGTTAATTTAAGCGGTGATTTTTCTCACCTTGAAACAGGGATGACCGCTAATAAGCGCACATTTGAGGTAGATAAATTCTTAACCCGTCAGCTTCTGTTGCGCTTTCCAGACAACACAGCGCCCAGCGCAAATCAGGCTATTTTAACGGACGGTATCGGCGGCGTCTATTTTTCCAGATTAGCATCAACGATATCGTCTAATACAGCATTCAACCGTCTAAATTTATCAGACTCAAATGAATCGATAGTGGCGGATCTTTCGTACAACATTCTTACATTCAAAGAGGGTCCAGGTGTGCGTATCAGAAAAACTGGACAGTACGGTCTAATAATTGAGAGCGCGCTCCTTGTACCGTCCACATTCACATCTGTCTTAACGCCATCAGGTAGCACAGTCATCGCTACGAGCCCCTCAACGGTTCTCGAAATAGCAACAAATTACGGTGTTAGCGCGACGGTCTCGTCCAACAAACTTGTTCTAGGCGGCATCCCAGCATTCAGTCAAATTTCACCACCAGCGCCACAAGCACCGATAGTGGCGTCGGCAACCCAAAGTACGTTAAAGATTAGCACTGGTTTCGGTATCTATGTGAGCACGATAAACGCAAATACAATACAGATTGGAACCAATTTATCAACCTACGCTCTAAACGAAGTAGACGTGCCGAACAACAGTACGTTTATCTTTAGCAGTACGTTTAACAAGTTAGCCTACGTACCAGGCGGAAACCTTCAAATTGTAAAAACCAGCCCCAGTTCAATCCTTTTTCAGACAAACTCCTATTCAAGGATATCAACACCAGCAGGTATCCTATACGCATCCTCTAGTTCAGAGTTACTCAACATCTCGTCGGGCTACGGAATACGTTACGGCATCAATGGCACCGCCCTACAAATCGCAACATCACTTCCATCCTCCTTTTCATACATTTCAACAGCACGCGGTACGATAGCCACACCATATTCCACAAATACGTTGACTCTGAATCAAGGATACGGTATTGACTACGAGGTATCAGACCAGTCGCTTACAATTAAATTGGCATCAACATTCGCTCGGGCTATCGACGCGGGTACATGTTCGACAGTTGCCACAGCCGACTCAAAATTTAAAATACGCAATACAGCGGACGGTAGTATCCTGTTTTCTACAGCAACAACAGGTGAGCTCTATTTTCAAGCCACTGATTTCAACCGTATCAATATTCTTGATAGTACGAACACTATTCTGCAGTCTATATTTAGTTACAATACTGCCGATCCTAATCCAGTAATAAATAAAGTCTTTCAATTCAAGGGATCTCCAGGTACAACAATTACTGCTATAGATAACACAATTACAATTGAATCGTTTTCTTCAGTTCAGGTAACGGGACCTGCGTTTGCGTTCGCAACCGTCAACACAATTAGTTCGTGTCAAACGAAAGGTCAATCTTATTTTGATATTATTGGATATTCCAGTAAACAGATATTGGCTAATCCAGTTGCATCAGCAGTCTTAAATATGGTTCCTGTTAGTCCCCTCTATAATTTAGTTTCTACCTATACGAACGCACTAACTAGTGTTTCTACAACACTTTTATATACAGGTTTGGACACCAGTTCCCTTCTATACACAACTAGTTACGATATATCAACTATCAAATCCACGCTAATTTACATAGAAAATCACGCGGTGTCGGACTATCTTAGTATCAATACACTGTCGACAGCGAATCTAAATACTCAAGCGATAAACGCCTCATCGTATTCAGTTCTCGGCTCAGTAGTGTTATCCAGCAGTCCAACAAGTCCGTCACTCTTATCGGTCTATAATATATCGACTGGTGTCGGATCCGCTCAAAGCTGGCGCATTTCAACTATTAACGATGTGCCGCCATCTACACCTTTGGCAGTATTAAACTATGCTACGAACAGTATCGGCATCAATATCGGGTCAAACCAGCCGCAAGCAAATTTAGAAATTAACGGACTTGTCTTGGCGCAAATCTACGCCACCTATTCGGATTCGTCTCTGAAAAATTTCAAAGCCCCGCTAAAAATCACAGAAGAGGACTTGCGGGTCATGCAGCCATGGAATTTTGTGTGGAAGCAGGATGGTGCACCAGATATCGGATTCGCAGCAGAGGACGTTGAAAAAATTGTCCCCACTGCAGTGAGACGCGCTGCGAACGGTCTCCGCGTAGTAGACTACGGTAAATTGAGCGCGGTCGCTATCGCCGCCCTGCGCGATACCAATCAGCGGCTCACTGCTGTGGAATCGACGCTCGAAGGGATACGTTCTTAGAGAAATCACTCAATTCATCGCTCGCAAAGCACCAGTCCATGACACGGTCAGGATGCCATGTCACAGCCGTAAACTCCTCTTTAATTTCGTTCATGCGTGAACAAATCATTGTATACCATATCTGCCTCTTTACAACAAGTTGCGGCTCCAGAAGATGATAAACCGCGCTCCCTGGCGGCACCGAAGACCAGAGCTTAGGAAGCATGCCGTCAATGTAGATAAGACAGTCAAATGCTGTATGCGCCAGAACCTGCTCCAGAATCCGACTCACTGTGTTACGGGTCGTTGACCAGCGGTGACCCGGTTGTAGCATCTTTTCAAAGATCGAAGCCATAACCGACAGAAATTGTACCGCATCAAAATGCGGATTCGCAAACAGATTCGCAAACATTGTCTCAGGTCCAATAGGTGAGCCGGTGGCTTTTAGATAGCAGAACTGGCGTATCAGTGTTTCGAACATCACCGGATTGACATCGGGTCTGATGTGTGGCTGGCACATAAGATATTCATAGAAGTCGCTATAGTAGTCGTGTCCGGGCTGCGGTGGATTCTTAATAGCCGCCACATATTCGTTCGTAATATGAACGAAGCCGTTATCAACCTGGTGTTTAAATTCAGCCCCGTTCCATCGCCAACCACTTATAGGTGGATGCTCGGAAAGCCAATTATCGTAGTACTTCACGTGAAGCGGGCAGGTCAGCCCGTCCATCCGAGCAAGTCGACAGCGCGCGCCCGTGGTTTTCGCCCACGCGTTACAGCGCTCTTTATCATTTTTAGCAATTGCAGGTTTCATTCTGTAGAGCCGAATGAAACTAGCCGATATTTCAATTTTACGCTCATTTACGCCGACCGTACAGCACACGTACATCCATACGTTTCTGTTTTCCGTTTATCATAGTGATTATTACGGGCTGGTAGCGAAATGTCGACCAGTGAAAGAGTGGTTCACCTGTTACAAGCTCCATACGCCGCACCATATATTTATAGATATTCATCCGACTAAGTACATCGCTCATAGTTTTAATAGTCTGTAAATCCTTATTGGTGTAGTAATACGACCTGTCATCAATAGTAACTTTAATAACGTTTCTGCTAAAACAAGAGCCCATGGCTGCTCTACTATAGAGCCTCCATTTTAAATACCAACCAACCCCAGATGGAGTGCACAACCATTGACAAACTCCGCGGACCCAAAATATTCAATATGTCCATTTTTGATTGGGTTGCCTCCCTGTGCGGCGCCGCAATCGTCGGCTTGATAGCCGGCATCAAGACCCCAACCAACTGGCTCCTCTTTATCCTCTTTTGGATTCTTCTGGGCGTCGCTGCGCACGCCGCATTTGGTGTTCCGACCATGTTAGGCTACTATCTTGGCTTAAACGAAAAGCCGTCGCGCTCCAAAGTTTGTTAATCAATATAAGATAAAGTTGAGAAGACCCGGCAATTTTTCAGAACGGTAAATAAGATGCTCCGCCTCTTGCTTTCCGCCCTCGGGTTAGCCGCAGCATCAAGCGAATTAGTATTTACAAACACAACGGGTCTCCCTATCGTAGGTAACTACACATTTGGATACATAAATAACACTGTACAGAACCGGTGCCATCGTGGCGTGGCAAAATTCCAGGCGCAGCAGACAGGCGTCGTCGACGCTCTGCGCATGGGAGTCTATTCACAGGCGGCACCCGAAACGTGTGGAATCAGCTTCGTATTAGCCACGTTTCCTGCCGCAACACAGGTGGGCTCCTCTCTTCTCACGACGTTCACGGACCTGGTTGCCGCCCGCCCAGGCACAGAGGAATACCTCTTCTTCAACGCCTCCCTCTCATCGTGGACCGTCGCAGCGGGTCAAAATTATACGATTACGATTCTGCCTTTCACATGGGCATCGGGTCCGGCAGGCACTACCGCGACACAGCACTGTGTCTTTGATGTGCCGTACGGTAAGCCCGGTCTACCCTATTTCTTTCACGGCGCATACGGACCGACAGCGATGCCGTGCGGCTCGACACCCTGGACGATAGATGATCCTGGAGACGGTCAGGCACTACAAATCGCATTAACAGGTCATCCCGCCCAAGTCATTGTGCCTAGCGCCAGTTCATCGCACACACCCAGTCCGACGTCTACAATAACGCCCACTCCGTCGACGACCGGCACGCCCACTCCTAGCCCCACACCGACGGGCACTCCCTCAAATACCGAGACACCGACGCCGACGATTAGTAGCGGCGCAAC